TGTTAATGTTGTATTTGAAGGAGCTTGTCCATATGTTCTAGTATATAAAAAATTTGAAGGATCTATATCAACATTAACTCCATGTCCCATTCCTTGTAATCCATTTCCTACATTTTTAGGATTTGGAATAATTTCTTCATCATTATTATCACTAATACCAGCGCCAAATTGTATTTCTAATGTATTATCGCTACGCAATCTTGTAATAAATCTTTTTGCAGTTTTCTTTAGTTTTAAAAGATATGGGGATGAATCTCTATACTGAGCAAAATCAGGATCATTTTGTATTAAATTTGGAACTTCTTCAAAAACCGTGTCTTGTCCCAAATAAGGAACTTCTGTCCATACATCACCATCTGATTCAGTAATGCTAATAATATTAATAATATTAGTATCTGTTATAACAACTTTATCATATTGTTTAGGAGATGTAAAATTAAATGTTGCTGTTTTAACTGCGCCAGACACCGCAGGAACTTGTTTTTTTAACAAATAATATGTAGGTTCATTAGTAGATTCATCACTTTCATATACGGTTACTTCGGTTGGATTTATTGACGAAGAAGTTTCAAAATCTACTTCTGTTAATGTTCTAAATTCAACAGATCCATTATTTTGTTTAGCTCGCAACCCAGATTTAATTGATAATGCAAATGTATAATCTGGTTTATTATTAACACCGCTACCAATTGCAGGAACTAATTGAAATACGTCTAATGTTACATATGAAGGAATAACATTTTTTGCATTATATCCTAAAGCTTTAGCTAAATCATATATATTTTTTCTTTCTGATGCTTGTTCTAATAATGATTCTTTTAAATTATTATCAGCATAATAACTTAACACATCTCCAACATATGCAGCCATTTCCATAAACAACATTCCAGGTGAAGATTCATTAAAATCAGTGTAATCGTTTGGAAAATATTGCTTTGTAAAATCTATTAGATTTTTTCTAAATTGACCAAAATCTTTTCCTAAATATGATATATCTTTTGTTACTTCCATATAATCCTTATTCAATTTTTACAATGCCATTTTGATCTGCAAAAATTATTATAGTTTGTTCAGATCCAATTCCAGTAACTGTAAATCCAATTGATATTTTTATATCATGAGTAAGATTATTATCATCTTCAAATGTAACTATATCTAATTTAGATATGTCAATATATGGTAACCAAAATGCAACTGCAGATGTAATTGTATCTTCGATAAAGCTTTTTAATTCACTAGTTATTGGTTCAAATAATACATTTAATAAATCTGTACCAAAATTTGGTTGTTCAAATCGTTCCCCTTTTCTTGTTAATAATAAACTTTTTATATTTGTTAATGCTTGATCATTTGTTGTAAAACTTTTTACAAAAATTCCTTTGCCATTAAATGGAAATTTAACTCCAATTGCGACATCCGGATTTTTAGTTATATCATTAGCTGTTACAACTTGATATGCCATTCATTACCTTTTCTTTTTATTATCAATTGCTTTCATTAATGCAGAATAATCTCGTGTCATTGCTTTTTGTATTGTAGGATCTACTTTTAACGACTTACCAGATTCTGGATCTGTCATAACAGCAGTTTGTTGAATATTTCGTTGCATTCCAAATCCTTGAGCATTTGCTGATGTCATTACTATATCTTCTGTCATTAAATCTTTATAATCACTAGCATTTTTATGCTCTGTTAATTTACTAGTTTCATTTAATATATTTGCAAATTTTGTCTTATTAAAGTTAACTGAATTTTTTGTAGTTCGAACAACAGGCTGAACTGTCTCTGTAACTTCAGTATCTTCTGTTATTGTATTAATCGTAGACTTTAATCCTTCTTGTAAAATTTCTGTTAATTCTTGTTTTATAACAGAACGTATTTCTTCTTGTATAACTTTTCTTAAAGTTTTGATAAATTTTGATTGTTCCATTCGTTCTTCTTTTTTAATAAATATTACTATTAATAATTTACGGGCGTTCCCCACCCATTATTTGTTTTAGGTCCGTATATATGTTGTCCATTTGTATCAACATAATAATCTCCTACTTTTCCTAGATCATCATTTGGAGGTACTATACCTTCATATGATTGTGCAGGTGCTTCTTGTAACGATGTTAATAAACTTTGTTGTGAGCTTACAAGATTATTAATAGTATCTAGATGTTGTTTCATGTCAGATACCGATACATTTTGTTGTGTATAAAATTCAGTACCTATTGTATAATCATCATGACGACTCCCGGTAGATCCCCAACCGACACCATTTACATTATTATATCCTTCTCCTGACCATATCCATGTTCCTTTTCCATCATCAAATGGAGATTTGGGTGTAGGAGGCACACCAATTGGCGATCCTAAATCACCAGATCCAGATATTAATATCCATGAACCACCAGGATATCCTGGTATAGAATCACTATAATCTAAATTATTAAGAGCATTTTGAAGTCCTTGTGTTCCAGATATACCTATATCATTTGCATTTTGATTACAAGCTTGTCCTATTATATTTGCAACAGGAACTAAACTTTCAATAAGTTCATTTAAATTTGCATTTATTTTTGGACCTAATCCTTTAATCAATTTTTTAACAGCTTCTCCTGCATTTGCAATAGTTAAGTTTTGAGCTAATATCAATTCTGGAATAATTACCATGGGAGCAGTTAATGGATTTAATAATTGAGCAGCTTTAATCGTATTTGCAATTCCAATAATAGTTTGTAGCCCAGATGTAATTTTATCAATAATTGGTATAATATCTTGTAGTTTTGTTATTAACTTATTTACCTGTTCGATTCTTTTACGTAATGCCTCTATTCTAGGATCATCACATTTTATATCATCAGGTAATGCTACCGCTTCTTGAATTGCAATAGTTACATTAAATGTAATATTATCTAATAGGTTGGAAACTTGATTGTCTATTATAGACGTCAATTGATCTGGAATTCTTGGTATTTTATTTATTGGTGGTGTTAACATGTTATTTATCTAAATAATGATTTTTACTATTTATATTTCCTAATTTTTCACGTAATGTAAAAAGTTTGTCTAATTGAATTGGAATAGAAGTTATACCAGCTGGTGTATATACTACGCCGGCGACTATTATATTTATTAGCTCAGACAAAATATTTTTTAATTCATCCCCTTTTACTAACGGATGGTTTGCTGATTCTGACCCTATTCTTAAATCTGGTGTATTTAATGTTATTCGATTTGGCGTATCTAATATAATAGAATCAGATTTAGCTCGTAATATAATTCTATTTGCATCACCAATTAATTGAGATGTATTAAAATCATTTAATGATCTAGATTTTGTTAATCCTGTTGATAATGAAATTGTATCTAATTTTTGAGTAGATGTTAAATATATTGAAGCATGATCATTATCAAATGATTCTACTATAAATTCTTTGTTTGGTTTATTGGAACGGCCATTTGATATAATAATTATAGGATCTCCATTCTCATTTCCTGACCATGACGGTGCAATTGTATAATTATTTTCCTTTACTGTACTTCCTAGTCTAATACTATTACTAAATCTTCCTTCTACTAATAAATCTCCTTCATATGGTTGTAATGGAGAAATTTGTTTTTCTTCAAATGATTTTCCTAATGGTTGATTATAAACTTCATTTGGATCTTCTTGATCTCCACGTAATCTAGAAACGCCTGGTAATGCATTATTATTTATTGCAGATTGTATAGAGTATGCTGGTAAATAATACCATTGATTTCTTTTCTTCGAATTATTAGATTCTTGTTGTAATCCGCTAAATATAATAACATGTTCACCATTTAATGGTATTTGTTTAATATTTGGATTTGCTGGCCTAGCAGATAATATTCTTGATTCTAGTTCCCCATACGTTTGAACATCAATCTTAAATAAATTATCAACATGTTCTGTTGAATACTTATAAGTATCTTCATATGTATTAACTACTTCTGCAAATTTAAATGTAACTGTATTATTTAATGACATCGTTATTCTCCAAAGTAGATTTTACTTTTGATATTTTTTCTTTAATTTCTTTAGATTCTTGATCGATTTCATCAATTTCATTAGATAATTCTTCTTCGAAGTCTTTACTGGCCATATCTAATAACTGTTGTTTTTCATCATCACTTAATAGAGACGATTCTCCAGATATAGTTTGAGTAGTTGAAATATACCGTTGTGTAATAGCAGTTAGTTTTACTAAATGATCATCATTCTTTACTGCGACGTCTAGATATTCTTTAATTAATGGTACTATAATAGTAGCATCCGATGCATTTCTTATAAGAGGTTGTAATTGTGCTATAAGTTGATTTATTTGTCTATCTTTCTTTTTTGAATTATGATAAACATCAGACATTAAATCAGCAAAGCTTGTTCCTTTAAATAATTCTTCTTTAATATCCATAATAAGACCTTTTAATAATAAATATCAAAAAGGTAAATTCACAAATTCAGTTTTTTCATATTCAAGAAACTTTTCAGAATATATTTGTTTTAAAACTTTAATAACTCTAGTTATATTATTTGTTTGTAGCCCCGTACGCTCACGTATAAAGACATATAAAGCTTTTTTGTTATATTGCTCTATATTTTCTCTATTCTCAAATATATGAAGAATTGAGTCAGCAACATGTATGTCAGATTGATTTGAAAAAATAAAATTAATATTGTCATAACAATATTGTATATATGAATCCATGAATATTTTCAATGTTTCCTTCATTTCGTCATTATGCATTTCAGTTTGCACATTACGCTGTTCATCAACATTAATTGGCTCTGTCATTTTTTTTAATTTTGCATACCCTTTTTGATTTTCTGCAATTAAATAATTAAACGAAGTTCTAGTATAATATGAATAAGCTTTACCATGTTCTGGATTAAATTTATCTAGCCTCATTGTTAAATAAGTAACTAAATCAGTTTGTAAATCTTTAAAAGATGAATCGATATAATCACATTTCATTTTATTAATTAAATTTTCTGCTAATTTCATATAAGCAGGAAATATAAATCTTCTATAAATTCGTTCTTTTAATACTTGATTATCTGTACATCTATTATATGCGGATATTGAATATTCAGTTATTTTTGTCCAATATCTATTACTTGCTTTCTTTTTCCTTGGCATTAAATTCTTCCTGTAAATTTGTTACTACTTGTTTCAATTGACTAAATACAGTACCTGTTTCGTCATCTGCTTCAAATGCTCCCCTACTGTCTATATTATTTAATGCGTTATATGAATTTTCAATTTGATCATACATATATTGAGACATTTCTTCTAATTCTTCGATATATTCTTCTTGATCTGCAACCTTATCGGCTAATGATAATGCTCTCCATACAAAATATATAAGAGTTCCTGACATTAATATAATTGTTATTATTTCCATGATTAGTCGTTAAATGTTTTAAATATATCTGTTATTGATTTATCAATTTCTGGATTTTGTTCTGCTAAATTTTTAATAGCTGTTTTTTTAGTAGCTTTTGTTTTAGCACTAACTGGGTTAGGAGAATTATTTTTATATGATCTCCATCTTTCATATTCTATTTGAGATGCCATATGATCTGCATGATGTAATAACAATGGCAAATTAGTTTTTAATTTAGCTTGTGCTGATCTTGCAATAAAATATGGTTTATTAGCATCATCATATATACCATCATGTATCCTAATAGCTTGATATTCATTCCACGACATTTGAACTTGATATTTTTGAAGTAAATATATTGAAAGATCTGGTACCATTGTAAAAGGAATATTTTCATTATGCTTATACATTCTTCCCATATTCTTTCTATGCCAATCAGAAGTTTCTACTTGATATACTTCTCTTCCTTTGCCTGGAAATCCACATTTACCTAAATCATGATGCATTGCTGCAAACATCATTTCATTATATTCATAACCAGACATATCAGATCCCATACTTTCCCAAGAAGTATATAATTTTTCTGTACAATCCATAACTCTAAGTACATGATCAATATATCCTCCAGCAAATGCGTTATGATAATGAGCAACAGAAGATGCCGGCATCATTACGATCCTGTCTTCATATTCATCATATAATTTATTTAATTTTTCTGCTCTATCTGGAAATAAAGTATTAACTCTATTTCTATATTCATCCCAGTTGGATTTAATTTTTTCAGCTTCTAACATAACTTTTTATTTATTATAATAAATTATTTGGAATATTCCAATATACCTTCTGCCATTTTAAATGTGCAAGAAGAGCAGACAACTGATAATGATGTAGAAGCAACTTCTACCATATTAGTACAATCTTTACATCTACACTGTAATTTTTTTGTTATTGTACTTTTTTTAATTAATTTTCTCATGATATAACTTTTGTTTTTCCTGGACGAGGTATTTCCTCATCCTTGTAATGTAATCCTTCATTACCATTTTGACCTATAATATCCATTCTTTTTTCTGCATCGTCTTCGTCCCATATTTTTACATTTTCGAAATCAGCAGCATCAGATGGATGCGGAGGCCTAAAAGCATCCGGATTACTATTTTTTATAACTTGTTCTCCATATATATTTTCTTTTGTATCTGGAGTTAAAATATCAAAAGCTTTATTAGCTGCAATTAATAATACTACTGCTAATGGGTCAAATACAAATATAAAAATTAATATAAACCAATTTACTACTTGATTCATAGGTCTATCTAATAATTCAGAAACATATTTTAAAGGTCCAATTTCATTAGCTACTTCTGAATTAGATTGGAGATCTAAAACTTGTAAATCTAATTTAGTAACTGAGTCGGTAAAATTTTCAATTTTTGAAGATACTTTATCTCTTTGTGTTTTAAAGTCATTTAATTGACCTTGTAATACTTTTCTTGTTTTACTTGAAGTAGATGTAATAATTTGGCCAGTTTCTTTATCTCTCCATTGAACCTTATTATTAGATAGCCCTTTTGTTAATTCTGTAATAGAACTTGCTAATTGTGTTTTTTCAGAGGTATATCCATTTAATTGTTCATTATATCTAGATTTTTTCATTTCTATAACAGATATTTGTTTATCCATTACAAATAATTCATTCGCAGTTGTTTGATATGATGCTGTTAAAAATCCATATATACCTATAGATGTTATTAGCATTAATATAATAACAGCAGATGTTAAATATAATTTAAATAAAAAATTTATTTTTTTCCAAAAACGATGTAAATATGTTGCAGCAATTAATTTTGAAGCTTCTAATGTACCGGCCATGATAGCTACTGCGACTGCTTGTGCAGAAAATAATTTACTAATTCCGTATACACTATAATAAGCGGCACTCGATGCTAGAGCCAATGCCGCTATTAATACTAAATACGGAAATGATCGTTTCATGATTTTCTTAAATATCCAGCAGCTGCTTCCATTTTTTGTAAAGCAGATGATAAATTATGTAGTGCCGATTGGGTGTCTATTGTTTTATTTTCAACTCCACGACCAATTGTTCTAATAATATCAGCAGTATCGACTACTAAATCTAATACTTGCTCTTTATATACAAATTTTGACATTATAACCTTTCTTTTATATTGTTTATACTTCTTTTATATAAATATTAATTTACGTGAATTTACGCAAAAAATTTTGTTGTTTTTGAATTTCTTGTTCTAATTCTGGATTTTTATTTGACTTTTGGCTTCCTTTATTTGTTGATATGTTTTTTCCATTGCTAATCCCAATGTTATTCGTTGAGATAGATCCAGATCTTGTATCTGATATTGTATTGCTACCATTTCCAAAAATTTGTTCCCTTGTTCTATTATCAACTCGTTTCTTAGTTGTTGCATTTCTGGCGTTTCTAATAGCTTTTTTATCTTTTGAGGTTTCATAATCGATGGATCCGGCGTAATAACTTGAGTATTCTTTGATTTGAATACCACAAGGATACGTATACTTGCTCGTTTTAACCATGTAAGTAATTTTATCATTTGCTTCTAGTATTTTTTTAACAATCCCCCAA